TCCTCGAGCGCAACATGTAATCAGGAGGTAAAAAGAAATGGCTACGAAAAATGCTTTTCCGACTGTCGCCGTTCCCACCTCTGACGGCATGCCCAATGTCATGATGATGGATGCCGCATCCATCGCGGGCGGCATGGCTTTCCTCGTTGGAGAGCTGGAAAAACGGGATGAAAAACTCCATGAACCGCTGACCTCCATCACATGGGCGCGCGATATGCCCGTCAAGACCGGCGGCGGCTGGGTTGACTCCGTTTCTGTCTTTGATGTGTCCTACGCCTCCGAAGGTGGTCAGGACGGCGGCCTCATGGGCGGCGAAACCAATGACCTGCCCATGATTCAGGCAGACATTGGCAAGGACACGTATAAGGTGTTCCAGTGGGGCCACATCCTGAAAGTACCGCTGATCGATCAGGCCAAGCTGCAGAAGATCGGCCGTTCTCTGGATGAAGTTCTGAACAAGGGCCTGCACCTCGTTCATGACAAGATGATCGACCGTTCCGTGTACATCGGCTTTGCTGATCGCGGTTCCTATGGTCTGGTCAATGACCCCGGGATTACCACCGTGACCGCTGCCCCGCATACAGTTGGCGGCACCGATACCCAGTGGAAGTACAAGTCTCCGGATGAAATTCTGGAAGATGTCAACCGTGCGATTCTGGGTACGTGGGAAGCCTCCGAATATGATCTGTCCGGTATGGCGAATCATATTCTGCTGCCCCCGGAACAGTATGCGTACATCGTCAAGACCAAGGTCGGTGTGACCGGTGATAAGTCTATTCTGACTTACCTGCTGGAAAACAACATCGGCCACAATCAGGGCGAAGATCCCTTCATCGCTCCCAGCGTGTGGTGCAAGGGCGCGGGCACTGGCAGCTCCGACCGTCTGGTTGCGTACCGCAACGACATCGACCGGGTACGGTTCGATATTACCGTTCCCCTCCAGCGTTTGCTGACTCAGGCTTCCGCAAGGGATATGGCCTACCTGACCCCGTACGTGACTCAGTTCTCCGAACTGCAGTGGCCGTACCGTCAGCATGCCATGTACATTGACGGAATCTGATCCGGATCACCGCAGGGGGACACCCCATAAAAACAAACAGGAGGTAACTACCATGGCTGTGAAAGTATTCAACAATCGCAGCACCTTCCGACTTGATGCCCCGGACGGCACGTTTATGATCGTGCCGCCCATGGGGTTTTGTGAAATCCCGGATAAGTTTACTGGTGACATCACCTTCAAGATGGCCGTTAAAGCGGGCGTGATGCAGGTGTTCGAAACCGCTAAACAGGGAGCCAAGTTGGAAGAAGCCGCGCACACCGCAAAGCCTCAGGCGAAGGAACAGGGTCAGGCTCAGGGAGAGGCAAAGCCCCAGACCAAGAACCAGACCGCCGCAAAGCCTCAGGCGAAAGCCACGGCGAAGGGTGATAAAAAGTGATTGGAATCACCCCGGCGCAAGCCTATGCGATAGCCGCGAATATTCGAGAGGGCGAAAATCCGGATTATACCGTGGCAACATTCCGTGCCAATATGCCGGCGTTTACTGCGGAGATCATCTCTGATGAAATACTCGCATCCTATGTAACGATGGCTCATTCCATCGTAAAGGAAGCCCGCTGGCATTCTCTCTGGGTCACTGGCATGAATTTATTCATCGCCCATTTTGTGACCCTGTTCCTGCAAATGCCGGAAGCCGGAATGACTAAGGAAGAACTGCTCAACGCCTCGAAGGTGGGCGGGTCAATCTCATCGAAAACGGTCGGCCCGATCTCGGTGTCCTACGATAACACGCAGGCCACCCAAGACCTGAACGGCTGGGCAGCTTGGAAGCTCACCACCTACGGTGTACAGTTCGCCAGCCTTGCGAAGATGCTGGGCAAGGGCGGGATGTATATCCGCTGACAGGAGGAAACCGATATGAAGGTCACTGTATCCGGGGAGGGCCTCAAAGACTTGAAGGCCGCCTGCAACTGGATGAAGTCGCACCGGGTTCGTATCGGGATACCGGAGGGAGGCGGCTCCCATGGCAAGTTATCAAATGTTCAGCTTGCGTACATCCTTACAAACGGCAGCCCCGTAAACCATAACCCGCCGCGCCCTTTTCTGGAACCGGGCTTGAATCAGCCTGATGTGCAGCAAAAGGTTATCCGGCACATGAAACGGTCAGCCGCCGCCGCCATTGACAATGACTTTGGCGGGGCGATGGATCAGTTAGACATGGCAGGCCAAGCAGGCGAAGACGGGGTCAAAGACTATATGGCAAGCGGGGCGTTTGCTCCGAACGCACCGTTTACCATCGAGGGTGGTTGGATGAGGAACCGGGTCAGCGGGAAACCATTCCATGCAGACCCGAAGGGCTCATCAAAACCACTCATTGACACAGGCGACCTGCAAGAAGCAATCACCCATGTATTGGAGTAAAGGGAGGGATCAGAAATGGCACTCATGCCCGAAGTTCAATTTCTTCTGTCTGATCCTGAAATGGGTGCCCACCGCTTCACCGTCACCAGAAAGACCGGGAAGTGGCAGGGAGGCCGCCTCGTCATTGGCGAGAATGGAAGCCAAACGCTCACCGCCATTGGCGTTATTGTACCGCCAGAAGCCGAACAGCTTGAGTTTTTTCCAGAGGGCGACCGCAGGAAAAACAAGCGGGCGATCTACACAAAGACCATGCTGCACGTGTCGGAAGGGGATGAAGTCTCCGATACCATTACTTGGCAGGGGGACACGTACCGGATCGTAAACGTGGACAGATGGGACGATCACGGGTTCTGTGTGGCATACGCCGTGAAGGAGTGATTTTATGGCTCATGCTCTCACCAAACAACAGCTTGAGGATTTGTTCTGGAAAGTGACGATGATCCTTCTGGGCCTCGATCCGGACAGCACATCGCAAACCGTACAGAAACATGTTCGCATAAGCTGGCCTGAATCCGGGGACGGGAACAGCACTTGGGAACGGACAGAGAACACAGTCTTTCTGCGGCTCAGTCCAGCCCAAGATGATTACAACCTGTACGAAACGGGTTACAAGTATAACTCGAACAATGATTCTCTAACCGAAGTGGTGGACTACCACCGCTGTTTTAGTATCAACTGGGTATGCTATGGCCCCGGGTCGCTTGAAGAAGCCGACAAGATCAGGGCGGGTATATTCCGGCAGGATATTCGGTTATTGCTCCGGAAAAACAAGCTGGCGTTCATTCCGAAGGTACGCGAGCCGGTGCGTATCCCGGAATTGGATGATTCCGGCCAGTGGTGGGAAAGATATGACCTGACTGTGAACTTCTATGCTCTAACACAGCATGAGTTCGATTCTGGCATCATCGAAACCGCCCCGGATGTGACAATATATAATTGATATCAGGAGGTATTATCACATGGCTAACCTCGTTATTGATGACATCGTTGATGTTGTCATCTCCACTAATGCAGCCGTGGCCCCCCGCGATGGTTTCAATGTCGGTCTGATTCTGGGCAAAACCGTCGGAACGGGAATGTCTGCCACGAATCGTTGCATTGTAGTGTCCAGCCTCGATGACATGATTGATGCTGGGTACACCACCAGCAGCAACGAGTACAAGGCCGCCGCCAAGTACTTTGCTCAGACTCCGCGCCCCTCCAAGCTGGTAGTTGGCTTGATCGTTGGCTCGGGTTCCCCCATCGCCTATGAAACGTTTGTGGAAGCCATCACCGCCGCCCGTGCCGCGAATAATCAGTGGTATGGTGTCTATGTGGCCGAAACTCTGGCCGCTGCGGACATCTCCGCTATTGCCGCTTACGTGGAAACCATCACGGCGTGTTTCTTCTTTGACGATGCGACCGCCGCCGATAAGACCAGCGCGACAACGGACATCTTTAGCACCCTTGCCGGGATGAAGTACCGTCGCACCTATGGCCTGTACTCCACCACCGAGTTTGCGGGTGCCGCCGCGATGGGCTTTGCCATGGGCGCGAACGATGGCACGGCGAATAGTGCCTTTACCATGGCGTACAAGATTCTGACCGGAGTGACCCCGGATGACCTCACCGCCTCCGAAGTCGGATACCTGCAGGGCAAGAATGCGAACTACTACGTAAAACGTGGTGGCACGTACAATGTCATGGAAAAGGGTGTCTGTGCTTCCGGCGACTGGTTTGACGAAGTTCTGGGTCTGGATCAGCTCGCGTACGAAATCCAGCGCAACTGCATGGATCTGCTGGCCAATACCCGGACGAAGGTTCCGTACACCAATGACGGCGCGATGCAGTTCGTCTTGGCTTGTAACGATGCCTGCTCCGAAGCTGTCCGGAGGGGATTCCTCGCCGCCGGCATCTGGAAAGGCGCAACGATCCTTGATCTGGAAGCCGGGGACGCTCTGCCGGACGGTTTCCTCAATCAGGCGGTGCCCGTGGAGGAA